GTGTTTTTGGAGTTGGCGGTTTAATGTTGGCTCGCATCCCTGTTGAAACCATAAAAGAGCGGACTGATTATTTTGCAAAAAGAAATGCAGATCAATTAGAAGCTGTGGATTCTGACATGATGCGAGAGAACGCACATTCAACCATGACGATTAGTAAAGCTGATCGTCAATCTCGTGTAACTTTTGGTGGTCCAAGGAAGTAAAATTATTCGGACTACCTTCCCACTGAGGAGAAAGATAAATGGCTAATATAGATTCATCTTATGGCCTTCGACCAATTTCCCGACAGGGTAGCAGTGTATCATCTACTGGCATGACAGAATACCGTATTGCCGCTGGTAACACTAACCCTATTTTCCACGGCATGGCGGTTATTCCGTTGGCTACGGGCGTTATTGACGATCTACAAGCTGCGGCTGGTGGTAACGTTTCTATCGTAGGCGTTTTTGGCGGATGTGAATTCGTTTCAGCTTCCACAGGAAAACCAACTTGGTCCAATTTCTGGCCGGGTTCAGGGGCGAATACAAATCACCCCGTTAAAGCTTTTGTGTACGATGATCCAAATCAATTGTTCCAGATTGCTACATCTAATGTTGTAGGTGGTCAGAACACTGAAGCGGAAGTACGCACCAGCGTGTTTGCAAACATTGCGTTTGCAACAGGTAACTCTGGGTCGACTGCAACGGGTCTTTCATCTGCAACCGCAGATTTAAACACGGTAGCCGCTACCAACACTTTGGCACTGCGAATTATGGGCATTCAAGACGATGCAGGTAATTCCGACTTCACTGTTGCGGGTATTCCATTAATTGTTCGTATAAACAACCACTTCAATGCGCCTACTGGCTCCATTGCTGCGGCCACTGTTTCTACAACTGGCGTATAAGGAAGGGTAGAATAAAATGGCTATTTCTCGCGCACAACTAGCAAAAGAGCTAGAACCGGGTCTTAACGCCTTGTTTGGCTTAGAGTACGACCGCTACGAAAACGAGCATGCTGACATCTTTGACGAAGAAAGTTCTGACCGAGCTTTTGAGGAGGAAGTTATGCTCGGAGGTTTCTCAACGGCTCCTGTGAAAGGTGAAGGTTCTGCCATCACTTTTGACGATGCTCAAGAAACTTACACAGCACGTTATACTCACGAAACTATCGCACTGGCGTTCTCTATCACAGAGGAAGCTATCGAAGACAACTTGTATGATCGTTTGGCGTCTCGTTACACCAAAGCTCTGGCTCGCTCTATGGCGCAGACAAAGCAGATCAAAGCAGCCGCGATTCTGAACAATGCGTTCAGCGCGGGTGTTAGTGCAATTGGTGACGGAGCAGCCTTGTGTTCCAATGCTCACCCATCGTTGTCTGGCAACCAGACAAACCTTCTAGCCGTCGCAGCCGACCTCAACGAGACTTCTCTTGAGCAAATGCTGATCGACGTTGCAGGTTTGACTGACGAGCGTGGTCTAAAGATCGCTGTTCGTGGTATGAAGTTGGTTATCCCTAAAGAACTGCAATTTATTGCAGAGCGGGTTCTTAACTCCAACCTCCGCCCCGGAACAGCGGACAACGACGCAAATGCGATGAAGAACATGGGTATGTTGCCTGATGGGGCAGCAGTTAATCACTTCCTTACAGATAGTGATGCCTATTTCATCAAAACTGACGCTCCTAACGGCTTTAAACTATTTAACCGTTCACCAATCAAGACCGCTATGGAAGGCGATTTTGACACTGGTAACATGCGGTTTAAGGCCCGTGAGCGTTACAGCTTTGGCGTATCTGATTGGCGTTCTGTGTTCGGCACTCCCGGCGCAGCGTAAATAACGGCTAATGGCGGGTACTAGTGGATTCTACGCACCCGTCGGTGTCAGTTTGGAAGGGGCGATTTCGGTTGCCCCTTTCTTTTTGTTTGCAGATGCTGTATTGTACTAATATTCCCTGACAGTCGTATGGTGCGGCTGACTAACCCAGACAGGAGATCAACATGGGTACTACAACTTTTTCTGGCCCGATTCGGGCAGGCACAATCAAAGATACAACGGGTACTACTGTAGGCACTAATGTTGCCAACGTGGGTCAAGTTGTTATGGCTCAGACCTTCTCAACAGGTGTTGACTTAGACGGCGGCGCGTCTGCCGCAAACACAACTACCGTTGTTATCCCGGCAAACACCCAGATCGTTGATATTGTTATTGACGTTGTTGGTGTTATGGCAGGCGCAACTTGTGTTTTCAGCATTGGCGATACCATAGGCGGTAACGCCACCCTATTAAATAGTTTTTCAATCTCAGTGGCTTCGGGCGCGGGTCGTAAGTACCCAACAACAGAAGCTGGCGGAGCGTTAATCTGGGCCGATATTGGCAATAAAGACCTACGCTTAACTTGGACTTCTACCGGAGCAACCAGTAACGGCGAAATCCGCGCAACTGTGTTGTACCAGCAGAACAATAACCTCATTGCTTAATCCCTTAACATAGGAGGGTTCTGTTATGGCAGGCTCAGACATTACCGCTACAACGGTAGAAGGCAGCATTGTATCTGGCGTATTTGATCCCGCCTCCACCACGTTTATCGCGGCGGCAGCAAGACCAAATTTGGTGTTTACGTTAGCTAATACCTTTTTCGCTACGTCCAATGCCGACACTGCCCGTAGAATATCTGTCACCACTACGGGGACAAATGATAATAACAAAACGGTAACTATCGTTGGACTGGATTTGAATGACAAGACTATAACAGACATCATAACTTCTACGGGTTCTGCGGCAACTGTTGATGGGGTTAGGTTCTTTAAAAAAATTGTTTCTGCAACGTGTAGCGCCCAGTACGCCGCTAACGTTTCTTTGGGGATAACGGACTTAGCCACCAGTTCATTACTTACAGGAAGGACTAGGCTGAAGGCGTTTACCACTATTTCCAACGCGGCTTCCACAAGGATAGAATTTATCAACGGGACAGCCCCCGCAGACGATGGTGCCGA